GGTAGCCGAAAGTGAGTGTTCTATCTGTATTGCCACTAGCAATAACATCAACCTCTAAGTTATTATTCTCTGCAATGTTTTGAATAACAAAACCAATTGTTACACCCTCGGGGTAGGTCTTGTGAACCTTCACGCCGTTAAGTATCTTAAAGCCATCTGCAATCTTGAAAGTAGTCTCTGTATCAACACCAACTTTCTTACTCATAATCTGTACAACATCACCTTTCAGTAATTGCTGTATGCTGCCAACGTAACCAACAGCTAGTGTGGCACTCAAGGCCATTTGTTTATCGCTAAACTTATCTAATGTGGTTTGAGCTAGGTTATAAACCTTCACTTCTGCTGAATTGTTTTTATTTGCATGGTCAACATTTTGTTGGATGTCAAAAGATAAACGTAATTCTGTTATTGTGAATAGCTTGCCTTTGTCGCGGTCATATAAAGTGAGAACATAATCTCTTTGAAATTGATACATTCTCACCTCGCATTAATAAACTACTGTGTAGAAAAGAAAATAATAGTCTTTCCAGTTTTTAATCGTATCTTCTGTATCTATCAAGTTAATATCGTAACTGTGCAAAGTAAAATACCCATTAAGTCCTTTCTGTTTAAGAGAGCTGTTAACAGGGAAAATAGAGTGTGGGTTTATAGTGACACCTTCAAATAGAATATCGCCACTTGATTTTACTAATGTTGCACAATACCTTTTCGTTTTGTCGTTCCAAACAAAAGACATATTGCACGATTGTTTTTCAAGAACAAGGCTGACTTTGAAATTAACTTCGTTGTAGAGGTCAATAGATTTGTGTACAGCATTTACTTCCATATCACCTCCATTATTTTCCTGCTTCCCTTAAAACACTCAATTTTTTTGCTGTTATAAGAGCCTCTTTTTCTTTATTTAAAGATGTCATTTTGGTGAACGACTCAAGCAAACTCTCTTTTTTAACAACCCCATTGTTTTTCTCAGACAACTCGCAAAGCTTCTGCCCTTTATCTAGTTTTATTTTATCTACAGGGATGTCAATAGACTTTGATACAACCCCACCATCTGCTGTGTTAAAGCTGTATGCAAACTTACCAATACCGTTAGATATAACTAACGTACCAACTCTAGGTGTGCCGTTATCGTTGTAGGTGTATTTATCGTTTTTATAGGTAACGCCTACGCAGTTTGCACCAGCACCTTTTTGTGCCTCACCTGTAGCTGCATCTGCTACTTTATCCCCTTGTAACTTGGGAATCTTGCTTGTATTAACTTCCTCTACTTTAACTTGTACAACATTGATCTTTTCAAAAGACATATCAGGATAGACAGCATAACCTGTATTTTCATCTTCTTTAAAGGATAAGGAAGTGAGGATACAATCTGTGTGTTGTACTATCTCTCCACTATCAGGATATTCTAGGATTGTGACTAGCAAAGAGTTTTTACGAATATCAATCAAACGTCTTTTGATATATTCTGCTCGGTACTTGTCTGGTACATCTATTAGTCCACTGTCTAGCAACCCATTAGCAAACCTAGATGTAGATTCGCTTCTGCTTGCATCAGGAAACCCTGACTTACCTAAAGACACATCCTCTAAAGCTAAATCTTTACTTGGGTTGAGAAAGTCATAATCGCTGACAACACCATTCACCTTAAACTTATCGTTGTCAGACGTAACGTGGTCTGTGATTGTACTTCCACTTTCAATCGGATGAGAAGATACACTCCCTGTATAGGATTCGTCAAAAGATGTGACACAACTAAGTGTAATAATGTCCGAGCTTGCTTGTTCCTTTATTACAATAATCATGTCACTTCCTTTTAGTATGTGCTTGGGTTGTAAAACCTAAACTCTTTAGATGCTGCCTGACCCATAGCTTCGCCGAACGCAGACATATCACCTGTTTGTAGGATGGCTGCCTGTTGTGGTGTCATCTGTGGCAGGTTCACTTGTACACTCACTTGCTGAACAGGTGCTTGTTGTTGAGATTGTCCACCGTAGTAGGCACTATCCCATACATATTTCCCAACTTTAGACATAGCCTCTATAACTCTACTTCCTGTTGGTTTTTCTAACTCAAGTGTAGGATACTTCTTAAATACCCCGCGATTTGGTGTTGCATTACCTTGTTCATCATAATCCATGTTGCTAGGTAATAGGTGTAACATCGCCATTAACTCTGTTACCGACAAAGAAAGTTCTGCAATTTTCAAACTAATAGATGATAGAACAAAATCAACAATAGCTACAAGTGTTACAAGCCAACTATCTTCTGGATTACCACCTTGTAGTAAGTCCACCATATCAGAGATAGCCATTGCACCAGCTATAAACAAAGCCAACGGTGCGAGCGTAGTGGCTATAGCAGTCCCTACGGATAAAATAGCAACCCTTAAATTAAAGAAGGCCATTTGAGCTAAAGCTACACTAACCGCAGTACCAGCCGCAAACTCATAAATTACGAAACCTAAAGCTGTTACCGTCGCAACCAAAAGAACGGAAAGTATGATTTTAAGGTTCATCAAACCCTCTGTAAAGAAATCAAACAAGTTTTTAACAACGTGCATCAACTCTTTAAATGCTTTAGCAGCCATTGGGACAGCTTCACTACCAATAGTAAACATTACAGCTAATAGATGGTCTAAGCCGCCTTTCATAACAATAACACTAAACTCTTTCAGGCTGTTGTTAAACCTGATTTGAGCTACTTGGCTGTTCTTCAAAGCCTCTTCGTAAGCACCACCAGTGTTAGCAATCTCTGTTAATTTCTTAGCGACTTCGGGTAACATCTTAGATGGGTCTAATAACCCTCTTTTCATTACATCATCAAACGATGTAAACTTGCTTCCCATCTGTTCTTTAGCTACTTCTGTTAACAACTTGATAAACGGCGTTACCCGTTGACCCATCTGTAACCGAGCTTCCTGTGCCTGAATCTTATCTTTACCGAACATCTGTTGAATAGCTAAGTTAGCTAATCGTTGGTCATCTGTTGTCATGTGAACAGCAGTGTAGTATTTGTTAAAACCCTTAAACATCTCTTGCATTGCTTCGGGAGACATTTTTTCTTTAGCTGTAACAACAATGTTAGCAAAAGCATTACCTGTAGTGATGAGGTCTAAACCCATCTCTTGTGACATATCCCGAACAAACTTCATGTTTCTGGCAAATTCTTGAGATGAGCCGCTAACAGCTTTCATCTTCAATTCCATTGCCATCACTTCACGGCCTGCTGCGATAAGCTCACGGAAGGCATAGCCACCGCCAAGCATACCACCAATACCCATACCCATTGGAAGCATAGGTTTTAGGAAGGACATAATACCTGCACCAGCAAGCATACCGCCCATTCCACCTGCACCTGCGCCACTTGGAGGATGAGGTGCGCCACCACCTGCGCTAGAGCCACCGTTACCGCCACCCCTAAACCCTCCGCCTACTCGCGGTAAGGGAGAGCCAGCAGATGCTCTTAATTGTTGCAATAAAGCTACAGTGGTTCGCAAGGAATTGTTATAGTTGTTAAGTGAAGTATTGCCTGATATGAAACGCTTTTCAAGGTTGGATAACTTGATTTGAGATTTAGATGCTTCACCTGCTACTTGTTGCAATACGCCGTTAGACGACTGCATAACTTTGACGTATGCCCTAGCTGCGGCTGCGATTGACTTGCGCCAAGAACTCATCGACTTAGCATCGAAAGTGTGCTGTAGCTTTCCAAAATCTTTCAGTGTGTTTTTAAGTGCTTTAGAAGTAGCGTGTAAGATGGCTAGAGTGTTTCCCATCTCGCGTTTTACTAACGCCATCTCTGACCGAAAGGCAGTTAATCCGCTACTGTCCACCCGAAATTGCATATCTGCAAAAAATGTTGCTATGGCCGACATAACCTCTCCTTATTATGAAAGGCTATCAGCCTATTTATTCTTTGCTCTTTGTTCAGCATCAGCCCTTAAAGCATCGCTTAAATCTAACAACTCCATCATGTCATACACATCTTCCAATCCATACACAGTTTGTAATTCGTGCAGCGTAGCCAGCTTTGTTTCACTTGTCAGTATTCTAAATATTTCGCTAGGTTGATGAAACTCTGCATCTATTTGCTTAGACAAATGAGAGGAAAGTTTAGTACCTCCCTCATCTTCCGTTACGCGCCTACGGAATCGCTGGCAATAAAAACATCAAGAAAATTCATCTTGATAATTGCAAACAATAGTTTATAAAGTGTACCTAAGTTACCGCTAAATTCATTGTCAAACTGAATAGCCATCGTACCTTTAGTAGCACCGTAAGCAATCAAGTTCTTAGCTAAATCAACAATATTAACTTTCTCAACATCTTCAATCAGCGTATCAACAATCTTTTTCATCACTTCGCCTTCTAATTTAGCGATAGCATCAGGTGTCTTAGCACTACCATCATTCCCTTCAAAGAAGGCCACTAGGCTACGCCCAATAAGCTTCATTAGCTGTGGTTGAAGACTTAATGCCCTTGTAGCTACAATCGTATTGATTGTATATTCAATGCCATTGATTTCAGTACGTTCTTGCTTAATCATCTCTCATTCCCTCTCTCTGTTATTATACAATCAAATCTACTACACCACCGATAGCGGTTGGATTTACCCTAAAAGTCCACACACGGTTTACAAGTTCTTCTTGCTGTTCTAAATCCGAAGCTGTCTCTATATAACCAATACTTCGTAAATGAACAACACCACTACCTAAAATTAATATATCAACAAAAGAGTCTACAGCATTTTCACTTGCATTCGATAGCTGTTGTAAATAAACATTCGTAATGGATGTTTGTAATAATGTCACTGTTACAGTGAATGGCTTGCGCCTTGTTCTTATTCTTGTAGAGTAGGCTTCACTAATTCCATTAATGGTTTTAGATATTGCGTCTCCACGTTTTGTATTTATACTAACAACACCTTGACAGGTATGCCCTGCAATTGTTATTGAGTTTTGGGATGGGTCGTAAACTGTTAAGCTCATACTAACCCTCCAATAATTCCTGTTACACCTTCTGCTATTGCACCAATACCTGCTAGTTCAGCTAAGAGGTCATCATCGTTATTTCCTGCTATAGAACTAGAAGCATTAAGACATTTGATTGTCCATGTACGCCCTTCCATACCAGCACTATAAACAA